TTTTCTTTAGATCATTGGGCGCATAGTTTCTCCGTATAGAGAGAACTAATCGGCTACCTTCTTCGACTGTTACGATATAAGGTAATTTTATTCCTGTTGGTTCATTGTTTGCACCAACTTCTTCAAAACCTTCTAAGTCTAAATTTACATGACACTCTAACAAAGTGTACATTGTTTCTTGTTTACCAACTTTTTTAGTTCCGTCTAATTCTTTTTCTTTTTTCTCAACAGAATTTTGTTCTACAGTTGAGGGAGGAGATAAATCTACATCTCTGTAAAAACCATTAACTTGTTGTTTACGTAATTCATTTTCTGACATTTTAATTACGTGTATTATTGATTCAGCGTCATCTAAACTTGTTGCTGTATATGGTACTACTAATTCATCTGCAGGCACAAACTTTGATACGACTCTGCCCATGGGCACATCGTAATAAATTTTTTTAAACGTAGAACCTGCAAGTGGTAAATGAAATAACATTGAGTCAAACTCTGCTTCATACTCTTGCATCTCATCCATAATTAAATAATTCATGTAATCTTTTACACGAGTTGCTTGTTGTTCTGTTTGAGGATTTTTAACACCTATAACTTGTGTTCTAACTGGTCCACTAGCTGGCAATAATTCTTTGTATGCTTGCGCTTGAAACTGTGTAACTGCTTCTGCTAACACTGGGTGTGTAGCACCACTAGCTCCTTGAAATGGTTCTGTTCTATTTTCATATTTAAAACCAAGTAAATCTAATCCAGTTGTGTAAGACTGTTCCCAATCTTTTCTTGAAGCTTTATAATCCATATAGTTTTGCACCATGTCACCACCAACTGGCGCTAAAACATCGTCAGGTAAAAGTTCTGCTAAGTTATCAAAATGATTTTCTGTGCCAGGTATATTTACAGCACCTGGTTCATAATCGATTGTCGCCCCACCATCTTCTTCTGGTATGACTTCTATTGGTCCTTTTGGATCTTGTCCTTCTTGTTCCTGAACAGCTATTTCTTGTACTTCCGCATCTGACGGAATCTCTTCTTTGTTTCTAGTGTTCGGGAGTCCTTTGTCTATTTCTGCCATATGTTACTCCTATATATTCTTAACACGGTTTTTTAAAGACTGCAACCCTTGTGAATCTGGGTTCATTGATACTGTCTGTGGACCCTCATCTATACCAGCTAATTTAGCGATACCACCACCTGCAAAAGGTGTTAATTGTGATCCTTTCTCTCGTAGTAGATTAAGATAATCTTGTTCAAGTCCAGCTATTCGATCCGCACGTGCTTGTTTACTAACGTCACCTCTAAAAAATCTTAAAAAATTATCTCGAGCAGTTTGTTCTTTTTGAAGATCAGCAAGTATATTGGCAGCTTTAAGATCTTGTTGTGTCTCTTGAAATTTACCTGATGCCATATCTCCAAGAATAGTATCCTCCATAGTTAGTCCACCAAAGTCGCCTGTATCAACAGACAAAGGAGTTCTATAATCTTTAAGAATATTATCTAATTTTAAACTTTCATCTTTTAATTTTTGTTCAGCTCTTATGGCTTGATCTGTTTGTAACATCTCATCATCTGGTGACATAAATGTATCTTTAGGTTGTTCTCTTAACGCTTTGACTTTATCTTTTAAATTACCAACTTTTAAATCTTGTTTTAAAATAGTATTTAATTGATTAGTTTGATTTAATACTTTTGCAAAGTTACCCAGTTGTTCATCGCTATAACCAAGACCACTAAATCTTTTAAACAATTCTTTCTGTGGATCTATCTTTGTTTTCTCTCCAAGCGCATAATTAAGTAAACTATCACCTATGACTTCTTTAAGAGTCTGACCTGTTGTCAGATAATCATAACCAACAAATCCTGCCTCGGCCAAACCGGTAAACAATAATGCTTGAGGGCCAAACAAACCACTTAATGTAAAAGCACTACCAAGTGATCTACCTGCTTTTAAAATCTGTCGCGCAAGAAGACCCTCTTTCTCACCAAGTTTTGCACCTGTCTTAATTACTTTCTCTAATCTATCTCTACCGCTTTTTGCACACTCTGAAAGATTTGCTGGTCCAGTCGCATAATTTATTCTACCACCATCTTTTTTGCCAAAAGTCACTCTACATTTAGGGTTAGCAGAAAAAGCTGCTAGTTGTTTAGCGATATCACTTTCTAAAGCTCCCATAGGAAGTGCTTTTGTTTCTAACACCACTCCTTTTTTAGCTAGGTCTTTTACATTTGCTTGGGCCTCTGGTGATAATTTATTAAAGTTAGCTATAAAATCTTTTGGATTTAATTTTTCTCCAGGAGTATATTTTATAACGGGTGTCTCTATTTTATTTTTCTTTTGAAAAGCTAGAGATTTTTTATTAAATGCCTCTACCTCTTCTATCGTTGCTGTGCCATCTAAAACTTTTTTAAACAATTTAGAAAAGGGACCATCAATTTGTATGTTTTTTAATTGATTTATATTTTTGTCAACCACTTGTCCAAACTCTGTGTAACCAGGTGCACGTTCAAAAGTAGCTGAAACACCCATAACCTCATCTAAATTATAAACACCAGAGTCAACTAATTTTAAAACATTGTTTCTTAGTCTAATAAGTTTAGGTCCTTTTGTTTTTAATAACTTATCTCTTATCTGTAGTTTAGCATCTCGAAGAGTTCCCGATGCAAACTTACCCCACTGATCTTGAGACGGAAACTCTGATAGTATATTATTTAATTTTTCAGTAGTAGGTATTTTAATACCCTTTACATCTTCAAAACCTAATAAGAATTGTTGATATCTAACCAAATCATTTGCAGCCATGGTCATGGATTTAACATCAGACTTTCCGTAAAGAAGTTTTGATAGATTAGATATATTGCTTATATCCTCGGCGTCTGCCATTGCGATTTTATGTATTTCTTTTACAGGTTTTTGAAAAATTTTTTTCTTTTCTATTTTTTGAGTTTCAGTAAATTTATCTGCTTTTGCAATTGCATTTGTTGCGGCATCTGCTGTAGTAAAATATTTAACCACGGTGCTCTGTCCTTTTTTTCCCGATGGAAGTTGCACTTTAAATTTTGCATTCTTTGGAATATCTGGATTTATTTTTCTATCGTTAGCAGTAATTTGTCTCACTGTTTTGTAAATTTTTCTCTCACTAATATCTTTATATATTCTCTGTTCATCTTTAGTTTTAAATTCTGATGGTTTAACTCTTTTAATTATATCATTTTCTATGGCTTTATTTAAAATTCTACCCACTACTGATTGATCTACACCTATTTTTTTACCGATGTAGTTTCTACCACCTTCTTTGTCGGAATATATTTTTAATATTTTTTTAATTTTACTTTCGTCTAATTTACCTGTGTAGTCCTCTGTAAAATATGTTGGAAATATTTCTTTAATTTTTTTATCAGAAATTTTAAATGACCCTTCATCAAAACCAGTTCGTCCACCTTCTGCTTGATTGAATCTTTTGTTTGCATCCTCAAACATTTCTCTGTCTAATGCGGACTGTGGTCTTTTCATCTCACTTGCTGGGATTACTTCTTCCTCGTCAAAGAGTTCCATGATCTCTATGATTTTAATATCTTTCATTATTCTCCTAACATGTAGGCGACACCACCACCTGCTCGTTTAATTTTTTTCTCAGGCATATCTGATGCCTCTTCTATAATTTCTTTTTTAACTATCTCACTAATATCATCGGCGTCTGCCGGTGTGCCATCCATATCAAATTCTACTTTGTACTCATCATACTCATCTGCTGGTGTTCCTTTTGTTCCTTCATCAGCCATACTTTTTCCAGGTTTGTATTCCATAACAGTTCTATCATTTATTGTGTCAAAAGTTTTTTCATCTGCAACTCCAACACCTCCCTTTTCTTTTACAATCTGCATCTCACCTGTTCCAATGTCTTCTGTTAATGTATACTCAGATCCATCTTTACCCACATAATTATATTCGTTTGTTCTTTCTTTAGGTTTTACTTTTGACTCTTTACCTAATTTTTTAATTTTGTTTGCAAGATCAAAAAAATATGATGGTGGTGCATTAGACACATCTTTAACAGATTCTTTTACAACTTGTTTAGCAACTTCTTTTTTAGGCGCTCCAATCAAACCAGATTTGATTGCAGCGATCGTTGCAGCAAGACCACCCATAACTTTTAAAAACGCACGTTTGCTTGTACTACCTACTTTAAATCCTGCACGTCCACCTGTTGCCATGCCCTCAATCAATGGGTCGCCACGTTTTAATGTATTGATTACATCTGTGTAACTCATGCCATAGTTATCCATGACGTATGGAATCTGACCAGACTTGCCAGAGCCTAGTATCATTTGAATATCTTTATCAGTTGCCTTACCAAATTTTCTAAAATCAGATACTAATTTTTCTAAGCTGTAATCTCTATCTGGCAAACTTTTTATACCCATCTCATCATCAAATTTTGCTTTCATAGCAATTGGTATTGCTTCTTCTCCTTCTGCAGTTTTAGTAGGAAATTTTTTCATCATTGCAAACTCTCTTGCAATCTCAGGATCTCTTAATATTTGATTTTTAATACCTGTAAAGTCACCTTTCTTAGTGGCTTCAGCTACATTTTTTTTAATAGACTTTTGTAAAATATCTTCCTCACTTTGAGTGCCACCCATAATAGGTTTTTTAGTATCTAATTGTCTGCCCTCTAAATCAAATACTTTAGCTATATCTTTTTTACTTAATGTATCACCAAATTTTTTTGCAAATACCTGGTCCTCTATATTCTTAACAAATCCTAACGCTTGATTTAAATCTTTTTCTGTTTTGATTAGGTTGATATCTAACCCTAAATTTTTCATTCTAGTCTCTAAAGCATTATATGCAAACTCTACAGATTTTGCAGAACCTATAGCTCCTTTTTGTTTAAAGATTTGTTTTTGCAAAAATTTTTTTACAATTGGGTTCATTAATAATAATTCCTTTTACGTTGGCCGAGTTTTTCATCGACATAGTCTTCAGGGTGACCGATCAGACCGCCCTGTCTGAATCGCATGATGGCTTGTGTTGTTGAATCGACCAAGTCATCATGATCACCATAAGGAAACGCAGCACACTCTTCAATGACGTCGTCTGCGAATTTCTGCTCAGGTGCCCATATCATACCAGATTCGAACAAAGGTGCAACCGCATTTACACGTGTATGCTTGTCGTTGCCTTTTGAGGGAGTGTAGTTAACAACAGGTATATCCATTTGTCTAAGCTCATAAGTTAGAGGTAAACCCGATGCTTTTGCCTCGATTATAACTGTTTCAGGCTTCCAATAACTATATTGTTCTAAAGCCAATCTCCGTAGTTCAGGGAACTCGTACCTACCTTTTACTGCATCTAATAATATTAAATTAGCTGGACTATCTTCATCTGGATAAAAAATTCCCCATGTGGTGATAGCTGAGTAGTCTGCTGTTTCTTTTTTAGTAAAAGCCGTATCGTATGATTGTATCACGTGTTGTAATTGTGGAATGTTTTCGTCAGTGTATTTCATCCACCATTCACGTTTTAATATAGCTCCTTCTTCTGCTGTTGGGTTCTGCATCCACTGTGCATTCCATTTGCCCGTGGGCAGTGTTGCTTGTACCTTTTCTAACTCGTC